CAGGGAAGTCCCGTAACTGTTGACGCCACACAGCCCACTCCGCAGACTTCTCTACCGTTAGCGGGTTATTTGGTATTTGTGTCCAGTCGGATGCATACAACATTTCTATGAGCACCTGATTTAGAGCCTGCTCTAAAGTTTGCTCGTCTAAGTTTGGGTTCAATGGCACAATCATCAGTAGCCGCTTCCAACATCTAGGGCGTACAGCTGCGGGAATCGTGTAGCGCTTCGAGTAGTCGTCACTGTGCCCGCTGACGCTTGCAAGGTTGCAACGATAGTAAATGATGCTGACGCCGTTGCGGTGTAGATCAGCTGAGTCATAATGTTTGATGTATTTACCGTTGGGATAGTGGCAAAACTTTGGTTTAAGACAGTGCCTACTACGGTGTCAATTCTGATACGGCTGGTCAAAATTCCTGCGCTAGTCCCAAGGATTGACGGCTCAAAATACACAATGCTGTAGTTACGGTTATTGACAGCAGTAAACGTGTAAGTCAGCATTACCTCTTCAGCTGTAATCGTTGAGTCTGTGGTGCTTGATGTCGCTGGCGTAGCCATAAGACCACGACCAAAAGCGTTGGCCATTTGCGCTGTGTACACTTGCCCGGCACTGAACGTGGTGTTAACCGTCATGGTTTAAGCAGCTTCGTAGTAGACATTCCAAAAAAAGGAATCGTTGGTGGTTAGTGTAAATGGGACTGTCGTTGTGATGTTGGAAATAGTCACATAAGTACCTGACGCCAACTGTGCGACAATGCTCATAGCGGTGGCGGTGCCGTTCACTGCTTGACAAATACCAAAGAAGGTGTTTGACGCTGTGTTATTCCTGATTCCAGCAGTTCCCATTGAGTTTGCTGGGCCTGTGATGAAGTTGCTATCAGCATTTATGGGGAGGCTGACCTGTAGGCCCGAAGTGTTGATAGAGGTAGTGCTACCCCAAAGGACTCGACCCCAATAGTGCACAAAGTTATTGACCCTGCAGTAGTAACTGGTGACTGTGGCGTTGCCTACGGTCAGCCCTGACGGATAGGTAGGCGTGTAGCTGGTGTATGTGCCTAGCACAGTGTTGCCAATCGCCACTTTTGCTTCGAGCGCTTCTACAGCGTCGTTGATGTTGGCGTGCTGTGTCGCATGTGGCGGCGAAGTCAAAAGGTCCGTGGAAGTCGGATTAGTGAAAACGTCTAAACTTGTGGGGTAGTTAATAGCCATGTCAAACTCCTAAGCGGTTGCCTTGTTCTGCTGTGCTGTCATCATATGTAAATCCAACCTGATCGTAGTCTATTTCGCCGTCATATACAGGACTACCGCCCAAGACGCCAAAAACAGGGTCGTCTAAAATGAAATTTGCGTAATACGTTATTGGCGTCATGTAATAGTCAATGGTTGTACCACTGGTCGTGGCGTTGACTATGACCTGTTCAGGGTAAAAATAGCCGACAACTTCTGCCTGCCCGGGCGGCTTATAGGTCACTTGTACAAATTTGCCAAATGCCATAAACGTCGCCAGCTCTATTAAAGCAGTGTCGTTCTGTCCGTAGTCAACAATGCTCATATTGAGCATGGCGGTTTCAGGTTCGGTAAAAGTGTTGGCGTACCATTCAGCCGTCTCAGATACAAGATTGCTTTGAGCTGTTGTCGCCGTAAAGGTTCGTACGCCGTAAAAGAAAGCGTTATCGGTATTTGTTTTTGTAACTGTTGACGCTGAACCTGTAACGGTTGCCTGATTATTAAAAAGGCTGTTAGACGCCGCCTCGACACGGGTTAGGTTTTGGTAGGCGATTTGTGTCGCCGAAGTTGTAGGCCCAATAGTCAGCGCTGTCGTAACGTACGGTGCAAAAGTTGACGGTGGATGATAATACTGCAGGCCGCCAGCGTTAAATAAAATGCCACGGTCGCCAGCAATGATCTCGTTTATACGCTGGTTGGCGTTAGTCGTGAATGTGCCTACCGAAATGTCTACATCGTTGGCGTCTTGAGCAATGTCTATAAGCGGGAAAAGTGTGTCTATTTCTTCTATTTGGTTTGTGACGCTGGCGAGGCTTTGACTCTGCATGTTTGACTGTCCAGCCTGAAGCATGGCGTCGTTAATCATTACAGTCATTGTGCTGTTTAACCCTGTACCGGGTAGATCGTTAAAGTTGCGGGAAGTTATACGACCTTGAAAAACATCGTCATAACCGACGCCAGCAAAAACGCTCAGTAATAGTTCATCTCCGACGCTTACTAGTGACTCTGTGCCACCATACGAAAACATTGTGACAGCAGCACTATTGCCCGAATACGGAGAAAGCGCTGTAGGCCGTCCCATAGACAGGTTTAGCGATTGCACATACTGGGTCAGGTCAGTAGCGCTATCTATGTTGTATACCTTCCAAGTCAGTTTCACTACATCGCTCGAATGTTTACTGGCACAGGTCCTGAAGTCCTGACGTATCTCTGTAGCGCTTGTACGACAGCGTTAGGGTCAGCGCCCTGCACATTGACAGTGACGGTGCTGCCTGTAGAGCCGCCCATACCACGATTATTGCTAGACAGAGCTGGCGCTCGAGTCTGCCCTGAATCGTAAACGCCACGTGCGGGGCCCGGCTCGCCTCCCATACGGCCCAAACTAATTTTACCTATTTCGCCGATGTCTACGCCCGGTATCAGATTCATTGCTTTAATAATCAGGTTGACGGCAGTAATCCAGCCGTTAACCATAAATTCCACATAAGACATAATTCCGTTGACTACTATTTTAACAACGTTGCGGAATCCTTCAAATTTCTTGTATGCCTCAACTACAGCGATACCTAAGAAAACAAAGCCAGCAATCATGGCTACGGCAGGGTTTAACATCATGGCGGCATTAACTAGAAGGATAGAACCAGCCAAGACGCCCATGCCAACTATTACCGCTGTCAGTAGGCCAGGGTTCTTTTGTGCCCAGTCTGCAAACTTTTCTAGTACGGGTTGCAGTTTTTCCATAATCGGCAGAAATGCCATACCGATAGATTCTTTAGTTTCTTCAAAAGCAATGCCGAGTTTCTTCATACCGCCAGCTGCAGTATCGGCGGCCGCTGTTGCAGCACCACCAAAGTTAGTTTTAAGGACGCCCAAAACAGTATTAAGATCTGCGCCTTCGCCTACTAGCGTTTTAAGTTCAGGCGATAATTGCGATAGGGGCCGCATGTTGCCTTCAAAAGCTTTAGCTAAAGCTTCAGAAACAGAACTAAGGTCCTTACCTGTAGCGGCACTAACGTCTAAGCCAATGTTTAAAAGTTCTTGCGCTTTTGTAATGTCGTTAGTAGCAGTAATAAGTTTTTGAAACGCTGGTCGAGCTTCGTCATCAGACACAGCAACAGATTTGCCAAGGCTGGCAATGTACTCCTCTACGCCTGCAATCTGTTTGTCAGTCGCTTTAGTTGACCTTTTAATTTGATCAGCAAGCGATTTTTGTGCGGCTTGATCTTCAATGGCTGCACCAACAGCGGAACCAATAACGGCGACTACAGCACCTAAAGCGGCAGCGGCAGGCACAGCGGCTTTCTTAATTAGGAACTGTGATTTCTGCCCGGCTGTCTCCAGTTTCTTAAACTCTTTGATGGCCTGCTTGATACCAACGTCTTTAAATTCTGTTATTAGTGGGATCGTTATGCCAGCCATGTCAGAACCTTAGTTTCTTATTTGTTTTTTCGTTCACATAATCAACCAGTTCAGCAAGATTCTTTGTGACTTCATCCTCTTTACTTTCGGCAGCTGGCCACATAGTACGAGACGCTTGAGCGTAAGTGTTCAGGTTGGTAGCAAAGACGCTGTTGTTTTTTCGTCCAGCAATGTCAAAGACTGCAGGGCCGATTTCTCTTTGAGTCACAGTCAGAAACGCTGTCTTGCTAGGGCGTACTTGCACCTTGACGCCTTTAATGGCTTTCTGCTGATTCCAAGGGAAGATCTGCCTGCCACCGGGAGCCCACTTACGTTTCATACCTGTAAGCGGCGCTTTCTCTTTACCTGACGCTGCAACTAGTCGGGCCTGAGCGTCCTTCACTATTGGGTCAACAGCAAATTTGGCTTTAGACCGAAACTCTTTAAAGATCTCAGGCTCAGTCTTTTTAAGCATTTGGACAGTGTCTCGAATACCGATCACTTCGGCTTTGTATTGGACGCCCGACATTACTGCTGCTTTCTCTGGTCATTTATTATTTTAAAGACTGTAGCAAGGTCGTTATGCTCAAAAGGGATGTTTGGTGGCCAATACCCTGTTTCTATCAGCAGACAGGCTAAGGCGTAGCTGTAGTGGCCTCTACGAAAGGGGTATCAGGGTCGCTGTCTACAACCTCAAGCACGATCAACTTTTTGATGAAGTCATCTAGGACGACAGGACAGACTACGCCATTTTGCATAAGGGCTTGATGAGCCATAAAGGCTAGATCTTCCATGCCGATACCGTCAGCAATCTTGCTGGCTTTAGTTTTAAAGCGGCGTTCCCAAGCCACGATTGTGAACAGGTTTGTAGATACTTCTACGGGGCCGTCGCCTTGATCAACTCTAAGGGTTAGTTGCATGTCGGGTTCCTTTGTTTGTGGTTAGATCAGCTTGTAGCGGTAGTAAGCGTGCCACCTTGAAAACTGAGCGTGATAGACGACAGCTCGCCAAGTGTGGCGTTAATCAAAGGCAACGACTCTAGGTAGGTGTTAGCCAAAGTAAATTTAGGGGCCGTAGCCGTAGGGGTAGCTAGACCTGCAGCGGTAGGCGAGATCGTGATCGTTGTCTGTGTCCCGACAAGGGCCGCCAAAGTTGCATACGTTTCCGAGGCTGCGTAACTCATAAACAGTTCGCACTCAAACGTATTCATAGTCATGCCTGTCACGAAAAACGAGTCAAGCGAACCAAAGGCAGATGAGTTTTGAGCCTGTGCCACTGACGTAATAGTGGCGCTAGTGCACTGATCGGTCAGGTTGACAGCGTTAATCGTAAGAGCAGGGTTTGAAAGATAGGTACTGGTAGCCATGAGTTAGTCCTTTGGTTCGTCGGTAGTAGTTTTAGCAGATTTCTTGGCAGCAGTGTCCACCACAAAACCGTAGTCGAGTAGGGCCTGCAGGTTGGTGTATTCAGGTGGCGTAAACTCTTCGCCCGGTACGCCGACTCTTGATGAAATAATCTTGATCATGTTGCGCTCGCTTGTGCTTGTAGGTTGATATCTATGTCGTAACACGGGAAATCTTGCCCGCCAATAGTAATAAAGCCGGGGCGGCCAGCTGTAACGCCAACCTTTTTGGCAAGCATTTTAGCGGTGATATTTAGGATGTTTCGCATGGCGTCAAGGTTGCCCGGTCCAAGCGAGATCACTTTTACAGCAAAGGTCATTTTAACTATGGCCGACGACCAGCTGTCAAAAGTAGGGGCGTCAAGGAACACGCATGGCGGGTTAATCTTTTGTGGGTCTGTCGTGACTCGAAGATCTGTAATGGTCGCCAAGGTTGCGATTAGGTCATCTATGGCTTCGTTGAAAAGGTCTCTGTACCCGGTGCCGTTGTATCCGACATTAGCTTCGTCGTAAGTGACGATTTCGTTGTAAACATAAGTTGATATACCCATTAGGCAACCGCTGGTCTTGGGATACCTGCAAGCTGTTTAATGATCGGGCTGAGTCCTGTCGTAGGCACGTTGCCCATACCGTCGAAGCTTGCGAATTGGTCTACAGCGCCTCGCTGTCTAAAAAGGGCGCCTGCATACATTGTCGTTGCGAGCGTTACCTGTGTACTTGGCGAAACAGCCAAACCGTCTGTATACCCTGCTTCCTGTCTGCGCACGAAAATAAAACTGCATGCAGCACTAGCGCACTGTTGAAGAAAAGCGGTTTCTTCAGCGCCAGCGAGATCTATACCGAGCCATGTCGCTACAGCAGGGCCGTCTATCCAAGTACAGGTCTGCGTGTGGGTTAGCGTCCCTTGCGGGATGACAGCGTAACGGTCAATGTCGTCGCCAGCGAGATAGAAAAGCACTTGGTTAGGTACAGGTACGCTGGTGTTGTACAGCAGGTCGCCGTCGCTGTCTACGCCAATGAATGCGTACTGTGGCATAGCGTAAACTGTTTGTGACCCGTCAAACGTTGCCGAGACACTAGCAACGGTAATGCTTTCGCCTGCTTGTATTTCAGGGTTAGTCAGCGTTTGCACTACTGCATAGTTGTCTAGCAGTTGAGCAAATATGATTTTGTAAGTCGCCATGGCGGTTACGCCGCCTTTCGACTAAGCGGTAGTGATGGACTGTATGCAGACTGGAATGTTTGCAAAAGTTGCAATGTAACCGTAGAAGGTAACGTTTCTGCCGAGTAGCTCGGCGTCCTCATTGCTCATGATTCCTCTGATGTCCTCATAGAAAGAGAAAGCTGACGTTGGTGAGCCTTTAGGAGTGTGGGCCACGATCATTGTGCCACTGGCGAAGTTGTTGCTTACTACGACTTCAAGGCCGAGTGGGTTCATGCTGTTGTAGTTCAAACCAGTTGAACCGCCAAGGCCGTTGGTGACGATGTTGTTGTTAGCGCCAACATAACCAAATAACGGACGCTTATCCACGTCAAGCTGACGGCCTAATTTTTCCCATACGTTAGGTGCACAGTAAATGTGGGTTGGGAAGTAGTTAGTGTCCTCAGCCATTTCTCGAGCGGCGTCATACAAAGCGTCAACTAGTGAGGTTGGGTCAGTCTGTGCGAAAGTCCATGTGCTACCGGACGCTGTTGCAGCTGTTACTAAAGCGTCAGAGCAAACGTCATCAGTACGAATCATGTACTCGCCAGTGAGATCGTTAATGATCGTCTGCAACGCTGGAATTGCAGTAAAGTCAATGTCCTGTTGAGAAATGAAAACGCCGCCAGCTTGCGTAGATTTTGTAACGGTGTTAGCGCTCAAAGTCATTTTGGTTGACGAAACAGCTGAACCTTCTGTTTGTGTAGAAACTGACGTATGTTGCGAAATTTTTGTGCGAGTAAAAGTCTTTGATGGGGTAGACGGCATTGCCGATACGCCCAGCGCTGTGACTGTAGGCCTCATGAAGTTCAGGTCTTGGATGACAGGTCCGAGCAGTCTCTGTTCCAATAATCCAGCGGTGTCCGTCGTCAGGTCCTGAGCCAAAGCAAACTCGTAAGCCGATGACTTCTCAAGCAAGTTGTCTTTAAATGCCCGGTTGACTCGTACCCAAGTGTCGCCGCCTTGGTGCATGGCCGCCATGTATTCGGCTGCCGAAGGCATAGCAAAAGCTCTTTTTGGTTGAGCAAAAATTGGTGTCGTCGGGATTGTGGCCTCAGGTGCGGCAGCTGCTTGAATTTCCATTGGGGTTTCGTCCTTTTCGGTTTCGGTTTCAGGTTCTGTAACTTCTTCTTCGGCTTCTTCGTCAGGTGCAGACGCCGCTACTTGGCTGATCGTAGCACCCTCAAAAGCGGGTGTGGGAACTAGCGATGTCTCTATCCAATTGGCGCTCAAGATGATCATGTCGCCGTTGTCGTCGTACTTAAAGGTGATTGGGTTGACGCCTACAGATACAGAGTCCAGTACGCCATCAGCAGCTAAAACTAGCGCTTCGTCGCCTAGTCGAGTGTTGCTGATCTTGGCTGTAAACATCATGCCTTCAGCGGTATCTAGACGCTCAGTGACAAGGCCTACGGGCTGAGTTGAGTCGTGGTACATAAACAGTTTTGGCATTTTGCCTGTCGTGGGCAGACTGCCCGGTGCGAAACTGATTCGGGTCCCGTCTTGGACTGTGGCAAAAGTGTTGTAAGGAACAGCTGTGCCAGTAATGGTGCGTCGAGCTGGTTCGCCCGGGGCGGCAGCGTCAAGGGTGAAGTTAGACAAATTGAACTTGATCATGCGAGTTGCTCCTGAGTGTTTTCGTTAGGCATATTCATATCATGGTTTTCCATTGTGTAGTCGTAAAGGTATTTTCTAAAGTCAAATTCGCAATACGTTCCTCTAGGCAGTTGCTGAGATAACGCTGCCGTAATGGCCTCGGCGTACATAGACAATCCGAAGGTCCAAAGGTCACCTTTGGCAGACTGTGAATTTGTGTAGGCGTAGGAACCCGTAGAAATACCCAATAGATACGGCGGTATGTTGCACAGTCGAGCGCACTCCAAAGCCTGATAGTTAGCGGCTTCTATTAACAGCATTTTGTCGGGCGTAGCTGTCGTTTCTGTGTATTTTAAAAATTCGTTTAGTGCTGCAGTTTGATTAGTTGCCCGGGCCGCATTAAACGCCGCAGCAAGATCAGCTAGCTCAGTGGCGCTCAAAGGCTCGCCGCCAACTTGTGAAAGCACGCCGGCCGGTATGGCGCTAGAGCTGTTGCGATATCGTGCTTCCTCAAGTTTCAGGGCCGTAGCGATAGTTTGCTCGCTCATGTAGATCATGCCCTGTGTCGGTGACAGGATTTGCACTACATCTTCGGTCGGTATTTTGTTGCCGTTAAAATAAATCTCGTCAGATTTACCAAACCATACAGGTTCAGACATATCGGTTGAGGTGACAGAGCCTTGAGGCAAACGGGTTGCTGAGGCCATGTAGCCGTCAGCGGTGCGAGCCGTTATGTAAAGGAAGGCTCGACCAAAAAAGAAAAGGTCGTCAAATATCCAAGGGAACGTAAAGTTATTGGGCATTTTCGGGTCAAGCTGTGACAGCCATGATCGAGGTGCAAGCGGTACTTGCTCCATTTCTTGACCGTTCCAAATTTCGGTATACATCTTTAAGTCCATGCACGCTAGGACTGACGCCATAAGGTCACGGGAGCGAGAGATAGCAGCGACAGACATGGCTTTATTTCGGGCCTGTCCAGCTGAGTAGTTGTAGAAGTTGCCTACGCCTTTGTTGTTTTGTGTGGCGTATCCACCTGAAGCCGCCGCTTTAGCGACTGGTGGACTGATCGCCGCTTTGTTGACTCGGTTAAAGATTGCCATGATGTCCTTTAGGTTGGTTCGGCCCAAACCCGACGCTTAGGCCGAACCTGAGCAGAGATTAGCCGATACGCCTACGGTCATGTCCCTGAGACTACGAGCATAGGTTTACCTAGGACTCGTGGCCGTGACGCTTTAGCGATAGCGAGCACTGCACAGCGAGCCAGTTCTATCGGACCGGGCGACCTGTGCGATGAGATCATGACGCCGTCGCTGGTACGGATTTGGGTCGCTCGACATACATGTTCTGCCAGTGTTCTTTCGCCCCGGTGCCGCACCTTACTTTCAGCGATCATCGCTTTAACCAAACCCGTATATTTGACTAGCTCTTTTTGTCCAGCTGTCGTACAGCGTCGAGCCAAAGGTTTAGGTACATGGATTTCGTAGGTAGGACCGATCAACAGCTGCACAGTCTGGTCAACCATAACTCGCTCTATCTGGGCCCACATTTCGGTCATGGAATCAACAATGAATTCAACCTTTAACTCAATGACATCATTAGCGACAACAGCACGTACGCCGACAAAACGGTTTTGATCTGCTGAAGCGTCACACGCCAAAATGCCGCCGTCAGGCATAGCCGTATCGGTCCCTAGTTTCTCCCAGTCGGCAGCGTCAATCCAAGCGCCCTTAGCGCTAGTCCACAAATTAAGGTGCTGGCGATTAAAGGAATCTTTAGTGCTGGCAAGTTTTAAAGCGTCCAGCTGCACCGTTAAACCTAAAGACGGATTTGCATAACCCCAATACTCTTCTCCGTGACAGCCGGGCGGCATAGACCATTCAGCGAGATAACAGGCGCCAGTCACGCCAGCGTCAAGATCACGCAGACAAGTTTCCCGTACCTGTATCATCGCCAAACTTGACTCGTTGCCGGCGGTGCTAAACATCGCAAAATGACTATTAGCCTTGGCGATTTGCGACGGCCTGAGACAGTCATCCACGCAAAATTGCGAAATATTGTAAAGCTCATCCGCCACGATCAAGTCATACGAACCGCCAACAAGGTTCAGTGTGGCCGCTCTAACTTCCCAACGAGACCCATCAGGCATAGTGACACTCTTACGGCCTATCTGCTGCATTTGTTTACCGCCAAAGTTCGCTACCAAAATAGGCGCCAAAACCGTAAAGATGGACTCTGCCCGGTCAAGACGGTTAGCAACCGAAAGCGCATACTGCGGTGTGCCACGACGCCTAGCAAACGTCGTCATAAAGAACCCCAAAACGGCTGTAAGAATCATTGTCTTACCCTGCTGTCGAGCGCAACTTATTAGCGACTCCCTAAACAACAGCTCGCCGTGATCGTTTAAACAAAACATGCCGTCAAGCGCCCGACACTGCCACGGATGAAGATCAACGCCCATATTCTCTTTTGCCCACAAAGCGACATCGCCACCTAAAGAGCGTTTTGCAAAATTCTCGGGCAAGATCGTTTCCAGTCTTGGCTGTTCCCTGCCTGTGGGTAACCCTGTGGATAAGTCCACGCTAGTTAAGGCTGGTTGGCGTAAAACACGATCAGTTTTGCGAGCGGGT